AACACAATGATTCTGAAGTAGTTGTTTTACCTTCTCCTACAGGATCGACACTAGCATAATACATACCAAATGTAGGATCTTTACAAGGACGCTCATATACGCATATCACTCCTTCTTTATCCTCTGTTTTTTTAGATATGGGAAACTCAGATATTGGAAGCTTGTTTGAGTTAGAAGCCACTATCTTCCCTTCAGCATTTCTAGATAAATTAAGATATTCTACAGGATACTCCTTATCCATAATCCTTTGCATTTGCTTAGATACAAGATGTGGAGGAAAAACAATCACCTTTCTTGTAGCAAAGGCCTCTTCTATATTTCTAGGATGCTGAGATATTGTCAGCTGATAAGCTTCAGGTGCAAGTTTCTTTTTAGCTTTTTGAAACTCTTCGTCTAAAGCTTGAAGAGCTTCCTCCACTTTAGAATTACCATAATCATCTATATATGGAGGCATGCTCCATTGTTCAGGAATAAAAAGTCCTGTCACACCTATTGTCCCATCACTATCTACTAAGTTTGTCTCAACCCCATAAAACCCATTCTCATCTGGTTGAAGAATATACTCTTTAAGAGGTTCGCATTGATCAAGATCACCCACTGATCCAGCAGCAATAAATTGTCCTGTAATAATGTGCCCTGATTTAAGAGCTGGTTTCATAAACCCATAAGTGTCATCCATCTTAGGAGCAATACCAGCTTCCTCATGAAAGAAATACGTAACAGGTCCACCCACACCATGTGTAGGATCTTTCTCAAATGAATAAAGATTAATAGTAGATTTATTACCCTTGTAAGTATCCCTACCATTAATCCTCACTTTAATTTGCTGTTGCCAAGCCCCCACCTTCTCAGGTTCAGCTGGTCTATACCATGCTGTATGTTCATTCAAAAAGTTCTTATACTCATTAAGAAACTTCCAAGAACCTTTCTCATTTATGTAGTCTTTAAGACTAGCACCTATCTTTAACACAGCACCTTCTTCAAACCAATATTGATTTATAAGCTTAGCCATATGAAAATATGAACTAGCTATCTGACGTTTCTTTAATATAATAGCATGCTTGTAATGAAGTTCTGCTAAATGTTCATAGAGTGCCATGTGATATTGCGCATCCCTAATCTTTGCAAAATCGAAGCGCTTTTCCTCCTTATCATAGATAGGAAGAAAATTAAGCCACATATAATAATCACGAGTAATATACCAAGTGTTACCTTTAGAATGTATAATAACACCATTACGACATTTGGCTTTTTGATCATCCCAGTAAGTTATAAAGTCTTTAGTTTTAATTGGTGCATCGCAATAATATTTTTGCTTTTGAAACTTACGAGCTTCAGCATTAAATATTAAACTTGTTTCATCAAAATTATATTTACCAGGTTCCTTAAATAATGGGACAAGAAAATTTCTAAACTCTTCACGTGTATTAAACACTGTAGTAGTCCATGTACCATCTTTATATGTAGGAACTTCTTTGTAAATACTATCCATTTAAAATTTCTTTTATAGCTTCTTCATCCCCATGAGTTTTGTAAAGAAGATCTTTTAAATCAGAAATATTTTTACTTCTTAATATTCTAGGATTTTCACCATCACTCCAATATTCATTATAAAAATCTCTTGGTATAGCATTCCAAATTTCTGTAAAGGGGTTAAAATGAAACACCCAGTTGTACATAAATCCATTTCCTACTTGATTATATTCTAAATCTTGATATACTTCTTGCATATTAATTATTTTACAACTTTAAATAAAATGTTACTATAATTGTTATTTTCTATTATCACTTTAATAAAATTAATTCCTGGTTTTAAATATGGAGATAAATTAATTTCATAATATTTTCTAACATAATTTTTTTGATATAACAGTTTATTTCCAAGTATATCGTACATTAGAATAATTTGATACGTTGGAGTTAAAAATTCACTTTTTAAAATATTATTTTTTAAACTTATTTTATATGTATCATTTTCTCTAAATAAAGGTATGTTTTTATTTTCTAATAATGACAAAACAGTTAAGGTTATTTTTATTTCAAGCCAACCCATATCAGGATTAGATATGCAAAATGTTTCTGCTTTTGCTCTAAATAATATCTCCACTCCTTGAGGTCTAGGTACTGTAATCCATATAGAATCTCCTGCTCCTACAACTATGTCAACAGCAGCATCTTGATCTGCTTTTGTTCTTATTCTAGCTGCACATCCTTGTTTATTTATTACTGAAAATATATATTCACCATTAGAATAACCAATCACTTTAACAATAATAACATTGTTTTCAAAGTATTGACCTCCATTCTGAGAATACCCTGATATTGAAAATAAGAGTAGTAGTAATATTATTAATAACTTTTTCATATGTATTTATTTAGCTGTAGGGGTAGGAGTCGAACCTACATTTATGTAACAATTATTTACCAAATTAGTTACATAAACCATCGAGACTAGATGGCGTGTTTGCCAATTTCACCACCCTACAATGTGCAACTTATTCTCTTGTCAGTGGGGAAGTTGCCAAACCCATCTAGCTTACGATCTAGCTCTCCTGGGGCGCTGTTCTTATGGGTAGCGTGAGAGGAACTACGACCCTATGGCCTTTAGGGACAATTATTTAAAAAACTTTAACCAAATAGCTTTAGATTTTTTAGCATAACTTAATAACTTAGTTTTATTAATGTACACATTAACTGAACTTTGACTATAAGCTCTTCTCAACATTCTAGCAATTTCATCTGTATTAGTAGGTGATGCTGTAAACATTCCACTCATCCAAGGAATTTGATTTGTACTTACAACAGGAACTCCTTGACTTATTAAATCAGCAGCTACAATATTAAATGTTTCAGAAAAAGAAACTTGCATACCAATATCCATTTGTCTACAAAGTTTTAAAAATTCTTCTCTTGGCATCCAAGAATGTTCAACAAGCTGATGTCCTTTTTTATTTAAATTATTAAAAAATGCTTTTAAATTGTTATAAACAGATTGTCCATTCTGTTCTATTCTTCCTGTATTAATATGAAAACGCAATTTTTTACCTGCAGCCTCTGCAAATTTTACAGCAGCTATTGCTTGTATCATATGATTTTTTAGTGGTCTTATTGCACCAAAACATCCTATATTAATATATTCAGCTTTTGTATTTATTTTTTTTGTTCTTTGAAATGTTTCAGGATAATAGTTTGGCAGGTCTATAATTTTATTTTCTTCTTTTTCAAGTGTTGCTGAAAATCTATCTTTTACATAAAACTTTAATTCTTTGTTTATTGCATTAGCATTTGTTGCAACAAACACTTTAGACTTTGTTGTATATTGAGCAATCCAATCAAATGCAACACCTTCATTAGCCAAAAAAGGAGAATTACTATGTATACGTACAATCCAATTTACATTTGGATGAAGTTGTTTTAATACATCAAACTTTTCAGGAACCACCCATAATCCTTCAATAACTACATGCGTAGGTTTAAATAATGTTACCACTCTATCAATGTCATTGTTATCTATAACAACAACAAGTTTTGAAGGAACACCTTTTCCTTGTAACATTTCTTTTACAAATATTGCTGAATTGTACAATCCTGTTGTAAGACCTTCATTGCAATAATGTTCTTGACCATAATCTTCTCTTCTCTTTAAGATAAATAATACCTTTTTTTTCATTTTGTATTGGGGGTTTAATTGTGTTTACTGATCGTATGCTAAGTTTTGTCCACCTCTCACTGATGATTGTTGTTCCTCTTCCAAATCTCGAAGTGTACCTTTAAAGCTCTGACGTATCGCTTCAAACTTTGATGCTGCGTTAACAAGTGCTGTAATGTTACCATCTCTACCATGCTCAATCTCTGTAGTCTCCATGTATTTAGCAAGCCTATCCAACATGCTTTTGATACCAGCATAAGCTCTGTACGTTGGTGTCTCGTATAACTTTTTACACATTTTAAGAGCATTGACAATACTATCTTCATCAGTAGAAAACTCAGCGTCAATTTCTTTAAGAATAAGTTCTTCTTTTTCATGTTCTGGTACATCAAAAAATGGATTTACGTCAGGACTAGGACAACTCATATAAAACAAATACGCATAAATCTTTAAATGATCTTCTGGAAACTCATCCATAATATCTTTTAAAAAAGTAAGAGTGTAACAATGTTCTGTAGGAACCACTTTATTATTCTGTATATCAAATAACCTAATCATGTTTTATTTTTATATAAATATTACTATCAATAGGAAGAGCTAAAGATCCATGATGATACATAATTTTACCATCTTCTGAAAAACCTGTAATTATAACAACCTCTCCTTTTTCTACTGTACCTAATGATTTACTTCCAAGTTTATCAGATGTTATTAAAATTTTATCTCCTATCTTTAAATTGTCACTCATTTTTTTAAATCAAGTGTTGCATTATTATGTATTTTAATTTGATCTGTACGATAGTGACGAACAATTCCTCCATCGCATAATACTACACACCATATATCATTTTCAAACGTTCCCCCATTACTTACATATATTGCATATCCTTCTTTATTATTTTCTACAATAACTGGTATAGGATTTTTAAATTCTAACATTTATTTTATCCTTTTTGTACTGTTCTATCTACACGTTTACTTAATCCACGAAGAACATGGTATCTTTTTAATTCGTCATCATGCACCCAAGTAGTAATGTTTAACATTTGATGTTCTTCATTCATATAGCATTTTCTTGCAGAAGTTCCTAACTCTATTAAACCATCTTCATAATCATCAAGCCATTCATCTAAAAGTTTAATCACTTCTAATTCTGTAGAA